CCATAGGTATCAGTTGGGTGTGCCGATTGAGGACTGGTTGCGGCTACCCAATTGGTAGCGGCATTGTCACTGTTGTTGTTACCGTATGTTAGTTTGCCAGCCAGTTCAGGCATGTTGTCTGCTAACCATTTTTTAACTACACCGCGTATGTCGTAATCGGGCTGATCTGCAAACTTGGCTAGCTCATCGTCGAGTGCGTCGCTGCCAATTAACGGTTCCAAACGATCTTGTGCTGTGCTGGCAGTAATTGGAGATTTTAGTAGCTGTTGTAGTGCAATTTCCTTGTCGACCGTATCTGGTGCGGCCCAGGTACTTTCAGTCACTTCGTCAGCCCATTCAGCCAACTCATCGCCCAATTGTCCAAACGATTCTGCTTTGTATTTTTTATGTGCTTTGTACACAATAGGTAATGCTTCAGTAAAACGATCATCGTATACTTTTTTAACAAAACGTTCGCGCATGGCGTCTATATCAATTTGATCGTGCTGTTGAGATTCTGGCTCTAGTGTTTCAAAATAACTCTTGTATCCACGAGCACCGCGCATTATACGCAGTTTACGTTTGATTTGATCGTAATGATGTACAGCACTACGAGTCATGTCGGCTGTTTCGGCATCTTCAAATTGACGATGTTTAGTGCTACGAACAAAGTGGCGCATGGCCGACATTTCAGCAATTAAACTATCGATGTGTTTTGCACGTTCGTCATGCATTGTGCCGCCGGCATTCAGGTGTTCGGCCATTGCATACGCACCGTGTAGATTTTTGTGTGATAGTAGGAAGCGTTCGCCGCGTTCTGTTTCTAAGAAAATTTCTTGGATACGTCTTGCGCGGCTTCCGCGGATTTCATCGTTTACTTTGTCTTCGTGACGGATTAGTATCTTAGTTGCGCCTTTGTCAGCAAAACTGTTGTATGGACGTCCCGGTGTACCGTACAATCGACTTTCTGTTACAGGCATATCATCTGTGGTGGCTACGTCATCAACCTTGGCCTGCTGTTTAACGTCTTGTAGTTTTAAATTGGATTTGTTAATATCGCGTGTGTCAAATGTTAATAAATTGCGTTTTGCAAACTGTCTTAAATTGCGTAAGAATTCATACCATTCTTTGCGTTGTTCGCGGTCCATGTCTGCAGAAATGTTTTGACCAAAGTATACTTTTAAACTAGTTTCATCGATTAAACTGATAGTTACTGCGCCAAACTTTGCACCATCACGTCCTGTGTATGTAAAATTAAAGAAACGGGCTTTTTCTGGATCTTGTTCGGCCTGAGCTTTTTCGTCGCCCAAGGTTACGTTGGTAAATCTTGAGCGTATTTTCTCAAATAATGCGGATGCAATGGATTCAATTTCTTTAGACATAAAACTATTTATCTTAAATCATTATGAACGGCATGGGTTCAATAAAGTTATCTATGCTGTCTTTTAACTCGCTGTCTAATCCTGCATCAAACTGCTGTAAAAGCATAATCATGCGTATTGCTAGTAATGCACTCATAACCAAGTCATCGTGATCGCCTATTTTTGCCGCAAAACTATTGCCACTTGCTACAAACGTCTTTAATTCGCTGATTAGAGCTTTACTAGCAATATGCATTCGTTTAGTTTCAACTAAACTTTTGAACTTGGCACAGGCGCTTAGTTTGCTTTTGTTTGTTGTAGTAAATCCTTTGCGATAGCGCACTCCACTAGCGCCTTTACGTGGCTCACTAAGGAATGTACCTGGAATGTTTTCTTCTCCAAGTTCGTTTATAGCAACCAGTGCGGCTTCACCTAGTGTATTGTTTTCAACACTATAGTATACATTATTTGTGCCAGTTACATCTACTAGATACTGACAAATCTCTTTCATAATAACCACTTGTCGTTGAACAATAGTTTTATTATCCCGCCACTCTGCCACTTGTTTAAGCCCAGGCATTTCAAATACTTGTATAGCCGCTGGGTCACTACCTGTTCCTAAGCTAGGGTCTAGTGCAACTACGTAAGTATGATCTTTTGCAGGCTTTTTATACCAACGTATTTGTCCTTGTTTTTCTATAGGATCAATTCCGGCCATTTCAACTAGGTGCAAGGGATTGATCAATGTTTCATCAAAGATAATGAATTCACATTCCATCTCACGTCTAAAACGTTCTTCGCCTAACTGTGCTCGCATTTGTGCGGCCCACTTCTCATCACGATCCGGATGTTCTTGCCAGGCGCTACGGAATGCTTTAAATCCGTTTTGCCCTAATTCAGTTTCGTTACCTTGTTCATCAAAACACTTGTTGGCGCCGCGCCAAATTTGTGCAAATTGATCTTCGTCACTGTTAGGAGTTGAGGTAATAATACACTTACCACCAGTTGCCAGGGTAGGAGTGATGGAAGTCCAAAACTCACTTGCAATAGTCGGTCTTACGAATGCAAACTCATCACAGTATAATAGCGATAAACTCATACCGCGTCCTGTGTTTTCTGTTGTTGTTTGACTTACAATACGTGATCCGTTTTCAAAGTCTAAACTACCTTTGTTGTAGCTAGTAACACCGGCTCGAATAAAGTCTGGACAGTTTTCGTAAGCATAGCGAACACGTTGCATAATTTCTTGTGCGCCTAAATACTTGTGTGCGGCAACTAAAATTGTACTGTCTGGAACAAACATAGCATACCAAAGTAAATAGCCTGCCGCACTAGTCGATTTGCCCGTTTGTCTAGGCATTAGTGATATAGAGAATCTATAATTGTGATATGTGCTAACTAGACGTTCTTGGTACTCAAATGGATGATATTGTATAGCACCTTTAGTCGGATGTTGTATATGGAAATAATTATCCATAAAGTACTGTGGGCCCGTTTCTGGGTCAGCACATCGGGCTAATTCCCTGATTTGTACTTCAGTATAAGACATCCGTTTATACGGCGCCTTGATAATTGCAGTTTCTAGTTCTTTACTCATATAAGTATATTTAATGTCAGACACTCTACTACTAAATTCTAATTACGAACCAATCTCAGTATTGCCCCTAAGTGTCATTGGGTGGCAACATGCTATAAAACTAATGTACCTGGGAAAGGTGCATGTTATTGAAACTTACCCTGATTGGATACTGCACAGCGAGCGTTTGGCTATAAATGTTCCCAGTATCTGTGTAACACGAGATTATTTTCATTATAAAAAATCTGTTAAATTTAGCAGATATAACTTGTATATGCGCGACCTGTTCAAATGTCAATATTGCGATGATGTGTTTGACTACGAAGAATTGACTATCGATCATGTGGTTCCACGCAGTAGTGGTGGCAAAACACATTGGGAAAATTGTGTTACCAGTTGCAAGTCATGTAATCACGCAAAAGGTAGCAAATTAATCAAGCCATTGATTAAACCTTACAAGCCCGACTACTACAGTCTTGTTGGCCAATGGAAGAAAATGCCATTCAATGTTAAACAGGATTCGTGGTATCAATATCTAGGCAGAGGCAAGCTAGAAGCGGCTTAACGAGAGCGCGGACGATACTCAGGGTGTGCTCGAAGGTAGTCTTCGCACTTGTCGCGAAGGCTACCGTTTAAAAATGGCTTGCTAAAGTTAATAATAAACCATAAATCATCGCCAGGTTTGGCACAGTACTCTATTTCAAGAGCATTGCGCTCTTGTGCTGTGTAACTGATGTTGCTACCAGCCGGTGCTTGCTGAATAGTGCCCACTGGGCTAACAATACCGTTCTCCCCAGCTTGCGGAACTTGATCTAACATTCCGCCAACAGGGCCAGGTTGACTCATATCGCCTGTGGATTCGCCAATGCTAAATGGCAGTCCAGCCAACCGCTTTAATTCATTTAACTCTGCAGGATCAATGAACGCATCAGCATCTCCGGTTTCGCCCGGGGATACAAAGTGCTCGCTTGTTATTCGATATTGTTTCATAATAGTATTTATTGAAGTTTTTTAATAAAATAATTAGCAATAGCGGTATGGGATTCTGGAGTAAACTCTGTGAATATATTTTCAAGTACTGTATACGTAGTTGGCGTTGTTTTATCATACCTATTGATCATCAGCTCATGATATTTTGCACCAGCATTTAATGTTGTTTGCTCTAGTAGAATATGATTCTTTTGGTAGTTATAATTATTGCTTACCCAGTCAATGTGGTCCCACCAATTTTCATAAGGAACATCTCCACTGTGTGTATGGATTCCGGCTTTGAATTTCTTACTTACAAATTCTCTAAGACTTGCCACTGGCCATAGTACACATACATGCTTGACTGCCGGGCCAAGTGCCAACAAAGTTTGTACTCCAACTCTGGCCATGCCATCGGGACTTAATCCCGGGATTCCTAAATTTACAACACACATGTCTGTTTGCTGTTGTATCTTTGTGGCGTAAATGTCTTCATTTTTAACGCCACGGCCTGTTGCATCGCTATCTCCAAGAATCAATACAATTTTTTTAGTTTTTAACTCAGCTACATCAAAATCAATGTCTGAACGATAGCCCAAGTTATTTAATTTATATTCCACATTGTCGCCCCATACACTTTTACTGTGTGCATTGGGATTACATAATTTCATAAACGAAGTTCGTGGTGGAATATCCCACGCATTAGGAATACCGCTTTCCCAATGTAGATTGGGCACTCGATCTTTACCTAAGTACTGTTCTATTTGCTCTGCTAGGGATATGTCCATTGGACAAATATTTATAGGTAAACCGCATAGCCATTAAAAAAGGCACTTAGGTGCCTTTTTGTTTATTAACTAAGCTTCTTTATACTTTCGTATTCTGCGGCTAGTTTTGATTCCAATGCAGAAACTGCAATAAGAGTTTTTTGTGCTCTTGTTGGAGGAGTTGCTAATGCATTGTCACCATTGTTTTTAGTTGGACGATCTGGATTCATTGCCTTTTCGCCTGAATCGCCTTCGCCTGGACCCATGGTGGAACCTCTCATACTTGCATATTGTGGGTCAGGTGCATTGACTGGGTCAACAGCAGGTTGATCAACACCAACTCCGGCTTCATCAACTTCTTGTTCTGGTTCAATGTCAATGACTTGAATGCCTGGCTCTTCGTAACCCAGATCTGGTTCAGCCTGTAGCTCTTGTGCCTTGGCGCCGCCGCCCAAGCCGGCAATACGCAACATCTGTAGTAGCTCTGCCGCTTGGCTACCATTGGCTGTGACTGTTACATTCTTGTCACCGTTGCTACTCATGTTTGTAGAAATATTAATAGCATCTTCAGCGGACCCAATTGATTCGTCAATGTCTACTTTTTTAATAGCGTTGGTACCAGGAATCTTGTCACCAATTTCAACATTGTCGTCTTCCAAACCTTTGGTAAATGTATTGCCTTCGTTGGGTTCTTCGGTGATCTCATCGGTATCAAACTCTTGACCAAATGCCTGGAACTTGTGTTTGCCAGACTTTTCGGCGGCTGTATCTTGTTGCTTGATATACTCGCCACGACTAACTTCACTCAGGCCGGCCAATTTGGCTAGTTCATCCAGTTCATTTTTTAGTGCATCTGGATGTACTTCGCCGGTACGACGTTGATAGAAATCGTGTTCTGGTTTTTTATCTTTTTGCATAACATCACGTGTTGTCAATGGCTCTTGACCTTGTTGCTTGCGTAAGTAAGCTGGAATTTCATAATCGCGTGGGTTTGTGGGATCAATGGTTTCTTCCATTTGTTTCTTGGCATGAGCATACACTTCCATCATGTCACGTAGACGTTCTGAACAGATACCGCTTTCTTTAAACTGTTGCATATCAGCAGTCATGCACTCGATCATTTCATCTAGAGTCATGTGTTGTTCTTCCATCATGCGCTTGAAGTTGACACTTTCGTTGATTCTAGACAATTTTTGTCCCAGTGTATTCATTGCTTCATCCATCGAATGTACCCGGCCTTTGACTTTACTCTTAGGAGCTTTGCTTGGTACACGACCAAACGGATCATTTATTTTGCTGTATACTGGTTCAGTATCTTTCTTTGGACGACCGCGACCCAGTCGGTTGCCTTCGGCATCAGTCTTGGGTGCTACTTTGGCATGCTTGCGTGGACGACCGCGTTTGCCTTTGTTGTCATCTTCAACGTCATCACCATCGTCTGTTGGGTAACCGGGGAAGTCGGTTTTACGGTGTATTGTTAAACCAGGCTTGTGTGTAGTTTCGCCTTCGGCCATGGCCGGCTGTGGTGCCACAGCAGACATGCTGGCTGTTACCATTGCGCCTGGCAATCGAGCAAAAGCATTCAAGAACTCTTTGAAGTACATGGGGTCGCTGGCTTGGCTCATGTCTGGACCACGATAGTCGTCAAATGACTTGAATCCCTTGGCCGGATCGTTTAAAGCAAGACCAGTGGCTTGCAATGAGGTAACTTGTGTTTCCAGTCTAGGATCTCTCAACCACTCAGCTGGTGATTTTTTCTCGGTTTGGCCAGCGCCTTCCAGCATGGTCATGTCGTAGTTGCCCCATCCGCTGGTCATGCTTTCATCATCGTATTCCCAGGACATCACGCACTGGCCATCGATGTAACCACGAATTTCCATACCATCTTCGCTTTCTTCTGTGTCATCAAAAGAATCTGGATCAAACAGGCCGACGAAATCATCAAAACTGTCATAGTGTTGGCCATCGTCGGCTTGTATATCTTCCATCACACTTTCGTCAATCTTGGATTTGGCACTTACAAAAGTAAAACGATTGGAGTCGTTCCAATCTGCAAAAGCTCTTTTTGCATCAGCAACACTGGTTGCTTTAACTTCAGTAGTGCGTTTTTGTTCTGGCTTTTTATTATCAGTATAAGTCACAATGTATCTGGCCATGTCGCCTAGACCTTCGTTGGTTGGACATTTGCATGGCTCGCGATCACACTTGGAGCAATGTCCTTCTGACATCTTGACCGGTGTTACACCTTTGGTCATGGCATTGTAACCGCCTGATGCAAGTTTACCTGACGGTTCTGTAGTTTTGTTAAAAGGTAATTTACTACCAGCGGCACGACGAGCTGATCGGGCCATTGCGGCTGTGTCATCGCGATGTTTTTTTGATTCAGGACTGCCATCTTTATCAGCATACTTCATGTGTGAATAGTGACCAACTGGTCCTTTTGTATTACCGACAACACGAACTGCTTCGTTTGTATTGCTTTCAGCAAACTGTTTTGCTAGACGAGCCTGAACCGCATCAACGCCCTGTAGTACTGAGCCCTTGGCTTCAACACTTTCGCGAATTTCTTTTACAAGAGCAAAACGCTTCTCTTCAGGTGTTGGCTTTAAGGCCGCTAGTTTTCCAAGAATGGAATACATATTGTCGTGTGGGTGGTTCTTGCTCATTGTCTTAACCTTTTACTTTATAAACTTTATTTTGCGTTGTTCCAACTGGGCTTTTGTTGCCTAGTGGAGCATTGTTTGTTGTCTTGCCTGCTTCTTTGCTTTCTTGAGCAAACTCAAACTTACGTGATTCTAATTCTTTTAGTAAACTACCAATGCGACTTTGTCCAGCTAGTGCTTGTGCGTCTGGCGCATCTTTTAATTCAGTTTCGTCTAGCAAGGCGCCTTCATGATCTTGTCCATTTGCTTCGGCTTCGTCTGTGTAGTCGGCTTCATTTAGATTGCGTACATTAATCCAATCAACATTGATACCAGCACGTTCTTTGATAAGTTGACGTACCACAATATTTGTAGTTGGGTATGTTAATTTGACATCAAATTGCCAACATTCACAAGCACCGCCCCACTGTGGAAAGTCACGGTGTTCTTGTATTGGTAAACTTTTAACAGCACTTACGCTTTCAAGTTGATATGCTTCAAGCGCATTTTTAATCCGGTCCATTACTTCGCCGGTTGGATTAATGCTGGCCAATTTGATGCGGAACTCACTTGGCTTGCTTAGTTCAAAAATGTAAGTTTGGAATGGCTTTAACATTGTATTAATCCTGTATATTGTATATTTAGCTCTGATGGCTTATTTGCCGGGCTTGTTTGCAAGTATCTGTTTTAGCAGATCGTTACGATCCAGTACCACACCGTGGCCTTCTACTGCCTGTTCTTCAGGAGTTCCAGCGTCTTTTTTGATTTGATGATCCAGTTTGGCCTTGGCCAACTGTAGCTGTACCATTTTGAGCTTCTTATCCAGCTTGGCTGTTTTGGCTGTGATGGCATGTCCCAGCATTACACCGGCTGTTTGTAGTATAACTCCGCTAAAACGTGGTTCTACATTCATGCCCAAATCTATTAGATCTTCGGCTTTGCTTTGTGCCAGGCGAGCCAGTTCATCCAATTCGCTATCGCCGGTATCTAGGTCGTGTACTGTGGGCAGGGCCGCATCTATTCGATCTATAGCATGATCAACGTCGGCAATAATCTCTCGGTGTTCAGCAATAGTTTGCTCAGTTTCTTCTGCGGTCGCGTCCACTGTAGGTAAGTTAAATAACTCTTCTAATTTTTTGGTCATACAATATTTATTTGCCGCGACCCTGGGCGAAAATCATATCTTCCGTAACTACTCGAAAGGTCAATCCGTGGGCTCGGCACCAGGCACGGGCGGCTTCCCATTTGGCCATATTGAGTATGGCGCTGGCTTGATCACGAATGTTCTTGGCACCCTCCAAAGTGGTTTCCTTTTTGGGTTTAATTTCAATTACTTCAGCATGTTGACGACCGCTGGCATCACCGTAGGTAATTAAAAAATCTGGAACATAAATTGTATTTTTACCAGTCAATGGGTTTTTGTAGTTGATACGAACTGCTTCACTTGCCCAATTTATAATATTGGGGTTGTTGTCACAAAATTGCATAAACACAAATTCCCAACTGCTACGATAAGTTGGAGTTTTGTTGCCCACATACTTGGCCGGGTTTTGCAGTTGAAATTTGCCTTGAGCGTATTTGGACATTATAAAATAATACTTCTAGTTATGTATGTGCTGGTTGCTTTGGTGCCGTTGTTGATACCAAGACTACTAGTAGGTGCTCGACTGATGTTCAAAAATGCCGCAAGATATGAGTTTAACTCACCCTTAGGTAAATTTTGAAATTCACTTAGTACTGACATTGGATCAATATTTTGTGCCATTGCGGTATATAATACCGCCGATGCCATATTTTTTCCAGCAATGGCATTTTGAGTATATTTTTCAAAGAATGCAACAATAGCATCATTGGTACTCGAACTTACATTGAATGGCGTGGCATAAAAATTATTAAAATATTTTGGTGCGTTATTTTTTGCGGTGCCAGGATTAAGATCCGGTGCAGTAATGTTAGTTGCTGTTGTTGACTGGGTATTATTCATAATATCTGTCACTGAATGTTGCATAAGACATGCCAGAAGGAGCATTTAATGTGTAATCTGTAAACATTGTGGCTTCACGACCAATGTTGGTTAGTCCTGAATTTATACTACCTAATGTGGTTGACGAATCGCCCCATGCTTTTGATATAGAAGTTACACCACCGGCTACGCCTTTTTCAATACCGCCTGATAATACTCCCACTCCCTCGGCAATTTTTGTATTTAGATAATTCATACCAATACCAAGTACCAACGATGTGGCCATGTTTTCAATGGTCTTTAAGGCCTGGTTTGGATTGGCAATAACACTGGCAGCCATGCCCACAATGCTTGACCCGTTGGGACCTAGACCTTTTGCTATTGCGCCGGTTACTCCATTGGCCAATGTACTGGTAGCACTTCCTGCTAAACCAATACCAGCCGATTGTAATTGTTGTCCCAGGACTGCACTGCCAGTGACACCCTGTGTCAAACTGCCCAGATTTGGAATACTGTATCCACCGCCATTGCCGCCGCCGGCCATTCCTTTGGTCACTTGATTAAACAACGGCTCTACTGGTTTGGACGGGTTTCCGCTTGCGGCCTGTAGTGCAACGTCACTGCGAATAAAGGGCATAATAGCTGTTTGATTGTTGGCCAGATCTGTTATCTGATTTGAGTTGGAACTGGACTGTGGAGCATTTTGTGTTGTGCCCGGATAGCTGGGATATGGGCTGGGCACAGTATCGTAGTGCAGATCCATAAATCCACCCACTGTGTTATTTGTGACTTTGCCTTCAAGATATTTTACAGTTTCATATTGAATAGTCATATCAGAATGTAAAAATTCGGTACTTGATACGTCATGATCACCGTGCTTGAAACTTGTAATGATCGGATTAACTAATTGATACTCGCTGAAGTTGCCCTGATATAAACTATAAATTCTTATTGCTTGTATATATTGGTATGGTTGTGTGCCGTTGGCATTATTATAGCCTACTGCTGGGCGTGGGCTGTAACCCCAATCAAAACTTGGGCGACTTTGGTATTTGTGCTGTGCCGAATATGTAGCGTCGGCATAGTCTGGGTCGCGATAAAAGTAACTGTAGTAATCATACCAGAATTGTTTTACATTGTCTGCTTGGTCATCTCGAAACTGTATTGTTACTGGATCGTAGTTGATTTTATTTTGTACAATGTTCTTGCGGTTGTAAGCATTGTGTACTTTGGTATCGATAGTAAATTTTGGAAGGCTAACACTTCTAACAATCATGCCTAGCTCTTGTGCGGCTTGATTACTAATTTCTGTAATTAAAGGATTAAAGTCAAACTCAACATAAAATAAGAAACCATACTTGGGGCTCAGACGAAAATTGCTGTCAACAAAGATCCGTTTGCCGTGTCGGTAATCTCTCAGAATAGTTTCTTGCTGTTGTATCATACTAGTATTTATGCCATAAAAAAACCCGGGTTTTAATCCGGGTTTGATTTATTTAAAGCGACTGATTAGTTTACGCTAGAACCAGGTGTCATGCTAACCACGCTAGTACCAACACCACCACCAACTGTTTGGATAGCATTATCAAAGCGAATTGTTAGTGCAATTTGTACTGGGTCGTTGCTCTTGTAGTCCATTGAACCCCAGTCAACTTGACTTAGGAAACAACCGTCTAGTTCCCATGCTTCAAGCACGTTAGGCATAACTGTACCATTGCCACCGTCCAACATTTCGTATGTCAATTGAAACTTGTAGTTGATACCGGCTGCCGCACTAGCCTGTTCCATAAAGTCATACTGTTTCTGTACCTGCTGACCGACCAACTTGCTGACTGCGCCGGTGCTGTCGTCACGTAGGTTAAGTGTTGTTTCTTGCCACTCTGGTTTACCTTGTAAGTATACCTTGCTGTTGTAAACGTCAAGAGTGATTGGTGTAAAGTTTACGTTTGGACGCTTGATGTCAACAACCTGCTTGGTCAATTCATTTGTTTGATTTGTAACGCCAAAGTTGATAAAGTTCGCACGGAAGCGATACATTAATTTTGGCATTAACAGACCTTGACTGTCTGCTGACTGGTTGTTCGCTAAAGGAACTGTAAACTTACTTAAACTTGCTACGGCCATAATATTCTCCTATACTCTTATTTATCTATATTCTTATGTTGAACTTGCACCAAGCTGTTTAACTGTTCCAGGATTGTATAAAGCAATTGGAATGTAGATAAACTCAACATCACGCATTGGCTCAATTGCTACGTCAACATACAGTTGATTGTTGGCAATAGTGCTTGGTGTGTTGTTGCTTGTATCGCAAATTACCAAGAAGTCATATAGACCACGCTTGCTTAATAAATCGTTACATGCGCTTTCAATTTGAGTTGCAATACTCTTACGTGTAATTGTGTCGTTTGGTTCAAACAAGAAACCATTGCTGATTGTAGCGAAAATTGTACGCAAGTAGTTTTCCAAGCGAACCACATTTACGCGATTACGTGCTGTTTCAGCACCGCTACGTGTTTCCTGACCCCATACAACTAGACCTGTACCAGGCAATTGTGTGACTGGGTTAACATTGATACTGTACAATGCATCACGTAGACCTTGGTTAATACCGTTGTGTACAAATGCACCACTGTTCACATCAACATAGCCGATGTCACTTAGGTTGCTTACCAAGCCACGGTTAACACCGGCTGGAGCAAACCACTGATATGCAACTTGGTCGTTGTACAAGAATGTACGTAATACTGCGTGACTGGCTGGAACTGCCACTGTGTTGCCTGCCAAGTCGTTTGTTAAACCAGCTGGATAGTATACACCTAGGTATGGGCTTGCTGTTGCCAGTCCATTACCATTCTTGTTGCTTTCCCATGCTGTGATGTCAGTCACATTTGGTGCCAATGTCATTGGTGTATCACCAATGATAAAACCTGTGCTTGTACGGTTGTTGTTTAATGTTACCAAGTTGGGAATTAACTCTGGGTAGCCAGGGGCAACCAACAAGTTAAAGTTGTAGTTGGCATCAAGTACATCGGTGTTACTGTCAATCGCCGACTTCATTGCGGCAACAACAATGTTACGTTGTGCGGCAGAACCAGCGTACATAGTACCATCTTCTTTTAGACCACTTACGCTAACCCATGCATCTTTGACTGAGTATCCGTTTGTGCCAGAGAACTGAGCAAAGTAATTGCTTACAAATTTCTTAATGTTATAACCTGAACGACGTGTGTTGAACAAGATTGTTCCACGTGGATATAAACGATAATCCGGGCAATCAACGTCAACGTGATTGCTTGTCAATAGTGTAACAGTTGATGGCAATGCGCCTGCGGCAACATCGGCAGTATTACCCACTGCGCTACCGGCTGCGCCATCCCAACGTGCATCAGCAAAAATAATACCGTTGTTGCTGATATGATCTGTATTGTCAATTGCTACCCATGCAGTACCATTGTAACGTGATAGAGCTGGGAAGTTTACTAGATCTGATGTATTCAACCACAAGTCGCCAGCCACCAATGGCGTAGCATCGCTTTGGCTAGTTGGTTTTGTTCCAGATACAATGACCCCAAGTGGATCTGTATTTCCTAGATTGTAACCACGCACATCAGCAGAAACGTTCTTGTAACCTTTCCAACCACCAGCGTCGCTGATCATTACATCGATGTCTGTTGGATTGCTGTAGTACCATAGTGTGCCATCTGCTGGGGCGGCATATGGCTCAGTAGAGCTAAATTTGATGTCGTCGGTAATCCAGTACAAGTTGCTAACAGCAATGTTTCCGTTGGCTAGTACTACAAAGCCTGATCCGCTACCTGTAGCAAACCCGGCGTTGGCTAAGTTAGTGCCAGTTACTTGGGCTAGAATAATATGTCCACCTTTGGTATGAATAATGCTTACTGTGCCATCGGTATTAGTTTGTGCTGTAACGTAAGGAATGTTAGCCGCTAAAATTGCAGTAACGAATCCGCTTGCGCCAGCAGTTGGGCTAATAGTAACTGCTGAACTCATATTTGGAGTTCCTGGTGCAGTTGCTTGGATAGTAAACGAACCTGTGCCCGGGAACGCAGTTGGTGTACCACCAGTGGCAACCGTTTGTGTTCCTACCTGTTGCTCGCTGAAACTTAGTCTATTAGCTGTAGAATCAGTAGCACCAAAGAAAGAAACCACTTGACCGTGTACAAGATTTGCACCGCCACCAATTGGATCTAGGCCATAAATTGCACTGGCTGGGTAATCATACATTGGGGCCGGAATAGCTTGCCACGAATCCTTGGACATGCTGTATTTTTTAAGTGCTGGGCTAAAACCACTACCTGTTGCAGTTGTTTTCCACCAAATTGTACCAGCTGGGTATGCACTCCAACCTGCACTTGGTTCTTGTGCAAATGTGCCGTAAGACATAATAGGTGCATGGTATGTAGATAAAGTAATACCGCAAGAAGCAAATACGCCAGATGCGTCATTGGATAATGTCATTGTGCCTGTATTACTACCAGCGGCGCTAGTAACAAACAATGCTAAACCTTGTCCAGCTACTGCCACGGCAGTAACACCAGTGACTGCGGCTGTATTAATAGCTGTTGCCAATGCACCAACAGTGGCATCAATTGCGCTAGTGTTGATAGTTACATTGTTGATTTTAAATGAAGCACTTGTTGGTACTGTTGGGCTAGGAATATTTCCTTGTACCGCTACAGTACTGTTTTGCCATGCTGTAGAACCAACTTGTACCCAGCTGTTTGTTAGGCTTGCGCTGTTAACTGCTGTGGCTTTGTAGAACAAACGTATGTCTGTTACAGGAGTATTGTTTACATCAGTGAATACCAATGCATAACTACCTTGTGCGCCAACTGCGGCAATTGGAGTTGGCACATTGCCAATAGATACCACTTGTGCTGTATCAGTAATTAATAAAGGACTGACGCTGGAGAATGTTGCAGGAGTAGTTCCGTTTGAACTGTAAATACCAAATTCTGTATTGGCCAAATCTAACCAATATGTGCCGTCTTTGACCATGCCAACCGGGCGATTGCTTGTACCAACTAGTTCGTTTAGATTAACATCTGCGCGAATAGCAAATAACTGATTGCTCAAACCCAGTGCCGAGTATGCTGTTAACAAACCGTATTCGTTCAACTCGCTACCATTCAATGGTGTGCCTGCGGCGCTGAGTTGGAATGTTGGTGTGCCCATTGCTGTAATCAAGTCACGTTGACTTGTGAACGCTTGTAGTTTGCCAGCATTGGCTTTGCTTGTGCCAGTTGCGGCGGCATTGTTATATGTTTTGTTTTGTGCAGTTGCCAAAACAACCAACGGAACAGAACCTACATTGCTTGCAACGTATTGACTCTGATCATTGATGCTGATCGATACTCCTGGGGATACTAGTGCCATGGTGATCTTCCTTTAAATTACATGTTACAGTTATTTATAATAAAGTCACAAAATAATGGCAGTTGCAAAGCCTTTGCAAAGGTTTGGGGTAAATAACTGTATGCTAACACGTAATTTATGCCCTGTCTGCCACGTTACTCCAGTTGCTGTAAACTATATTCGCGACGGCGTACATCACTATCGCAATCTTTGTTCTAGTTGTAGCAAGAAGGGTAAAACTTTAAAGAAAGAACCAACTGCTTGGCAAAAGGCCGGCTATAAAAAAAAGCCCATATGTGAGAAGTGCAATTTTAAAGCCAAGTTACCAGAGCAACTAAATGTATTTTATGTTGACGGCAACTTAAAAAATAACAATCACTTTAATCTCAAGACAGTATGCCTAAACTGTCAGCCAGAGGTTTATAAATCCCGTTTGGCCTGGAAAGCGGCTCCAATAACACCAGACTTTTAACTTGATTGTACAGATCGTCAACGCTTCCGTTGTTGTCAATTTCAACGTCAAATCGAGTACCTACCCAAGCAGTTTCACTCACATGAACACCTAGCTCTTTGAGTTTGGTTTGTGCTACCGGATCGCCGTTGTTGGCTTTACCTGCCATAATATACCAGCTGGGTAATTCTCCACGCTTGACCCATACAACTCGTCCGCCTGCTTGTTTAATACTGGCTATTTCGTTGGGGAAACGGCAATCGCTGATAACAATATTATCTTGACTGGTACGCAGTTTGTTTTCCACACTGGCAATCCATATATCATCATGAAACCCTCGGCGGCACACTTCTGTACCCCAGAGCTGTAGTACCAATCTAGGAGTTAGGTCAGGCATTCGTAAACGCTCTGCCCACCAGGGATCCACTTGTTCACGCCATTCACGAGCTTGTTTGGTACGCCCTTCTAGTAGCTCTCGATCCCAATTAAACACAGCCGCCACAGCATCTTTGAGAGTGCCGGCATAACTGTCACGTCTAAATTCGTGGAAGTTGACCAAATAGTCAGCTATAGTGTCTTTACCGCTACCAATAAATCCGCAGATGCCAATGATCATAAAAAAGCCCTTGTAGTATAAGAGCTATTTTTACATATTTTTAATACAAAGTCAAGTTATTTTTTGGGTTTGCGGTTAAGTACAATTGGACCTGGATTCCGATGTGGGCTGGTTTTGTGTACTTCTATGTGCTCGGAACTTTTGCTAAACGGGACTGGCTGGTCGTATTCTGCCCCAATGGTTTTTAGTGCGCCGTGTACCATATTATGTTCTTCTTTGGTATAAGGGTGTGCTGTATTGTATTTTTCTACCCAGCTGGCTGGATCCATTTGATCCGAAGTTAGTGCATTGTCTGTCTGACCATCATGACACCCTGCCGCCATCATGACGCGATTCAGATGGTTAGTACGATCATACCCTCCATTGTCACGCATACGTGTAATACCAGTACTGGCATCCGCAACGCCCCTGGGCAAGTTGCCTTTGCGATCTTCAATAATAACCTCTGTAATTTTCATGATATGCTTATCCCGTTATCCAGGTCAATGGTTGACTACCATCCACGTACTGTTTCAAATCGTCTTCTAATTTTTCCATTTCGACTTGTGCTTCGTTCTTTAGTGCGTCGCCGTTTAGACTTGCGCCGCCTTGTGGACCGGCAATTTGATTGAACTTGCTACGTGCTTCTCCTAGAATACGTTTGCAGAAACTGTAGGCATAGTCCTGTATCCAAGGAAAAGCATAGGTGTCATTGAAGATCATTTGATCAGGTTTGGTATTGAAAATATGCAGTAGCACACTTTCTTGTTGAGACTGGTCTGGGTTTGCACCTTGAAAAGGCATCTTGCGTACCAGTGTGAGTTTTTTTGTAACTGGATTAAATGTAAAGTTCATGTAGCCACCAAACATACGCATGGCCAACTTTTGATAGTCAACAAATAGTTCGTAGTTTGTTAATCCACCAACACGACCTGCAGTCAGCATATAAGTGTTTAGGTAGCCACTTGCAAATGGTTCAAATTGGCTGGCTGTTGTGCCTGTAACGCTACCAATACCACGACGGTGAATAGCCTTAACAGTTTGAATTTCTTTAGGCAGTATGTATTCTTGTGTTTCGGGTTCTAGCTTCAAGAACGCATACGATTCTTCAGTGGAGTTTTGTGCTTTTTGACGATACTTGATCAGGGCTTGATTGATGCCCATTTCGTAGTGTTCTTTTTCTAGTTCAACATCAACAATACCATCGCCTAGACGCATACGTATGTAATCAATGATACTGGCTCGCATCGAATCTGTGGTATTACCATAGGTCCAGTTGGGATCAGTGACACCGGGATTTGTAATTGTGGGATTGCCATTGAATGCAATGTGAGCGCCCGACTGAGAACCGGTATTTGCGTCAAACAGGCTCTTAGCGTTTATGTTGTTCTGAGCATCAAACCCAGGCTCTGTTGTTACTGCATTAGTGAATGGTGTGGCCATCAATTACTCCGTTATACAGTATTTATTCCATATAACGTAGTATGGCTCAGATTAGGCTGTGCGTAATAGTACCACGTCAGCACTTATACGGCCGTTTAGTTTGGTTTCTGTTGCTTTAATTTCTTCAATAAACTTGCGTAACTGCACCTTGGTAGCCTTGGCAAACTCCTTGAGCTTTTCTTCTGGTTTGCGTAGTGTTTTTGTTACACTTTTGAACTCATCATATCCAACAATCGTGGTTCCTTTGACACCCAAAGGACCTCTAATACTGTCGGCCACATACTTGCCCAGTTTTCGTGTTTTACTGTTGTATACCCATAGCTCTTGAGCACCAATGATGTCAACTGGATTCACACTTACCAGTCTCAGCACTTTATCTTCTTTTGCGTATTTGAGTTTGCTAACCACTTTTTCTTTGCTCACACTCTTAGGGGCACGTACTTTCTTGGTAGCTTTTTTAACACCACGATATTGAATAATGTCGTTTAAGATTTGATCAAGGAACACAAAGAATCGCTTGAAGTCCGCAGATTTAAGATGGCTGTAACCTTCAACCAATTGCGGATCTTGTTTTTCATAAGCGGCCTTGAGTTCATCAAATCTTTTCTGATACACTTCTTCGTATTTGCTCAATTGACTTTGCGGTACATTGTTGGTAACTAAAAAATCATAACATTTGAATTGGTACTTGGGGTTCATCATAAACTCGTCGTAGTGTCCTTCAAGTTCGCCAATGGTATCTGCAGTTTTTTCATTCATACGGTCCTGTATTGTAGGAACGTATGCTTTGGGAGTATCTACAACTGCTTCTTCAACTTCGTCGGCTGTGCTGTTGATCGCCTTGGCTATAGATTCTTTGACATATGATAATGACCTGGGCTTAAATGGCATACCTTGACGATGTGCCATAATTAGGCTACAGGCTGTCATTTCAATTGCACGATCTGGACTACGCTGGAATGTTTTAACATCAGCGGCAGTAAACCCATTTTCGGGTTTCTTCATCCAGTCAATCACATACTTCTTGCAATCTTTTTGATTGTAAAAATAATTGTAGTAATAAAATGCACGACGCAGGTGATGATCAAAGGTAGCATCATCAAAGCCAAGTGCTCGTTCTGTGTCCCATACTGGCTCTTCACCTGTGTACTTTTCATCAACCATCAGGGGGTTGCGTTGTACTTTAACTTTTGATCGTACTGTTTTACCGTTGAGCTTCATGTCTTTCCTTTACCAAAGGTTTATATGCAAATCTATTTCCGTGGGCATCATACAATGCCATGTGCTGTCGCCAGCCAATTGTGTCCCGCTCCATCCAAAACCAATCCAGTGCTTGTTTATCCAAGTCACCCCAGATGTTTTTTGCCTGTATGTTGTCAAACAATTCTTCCTCAGGTAGCAATAATAGCATACGAGCCATCAATGCCCAATCTGTATTGTAGTCAAAACAGATAGTGACTACATCATGCGGGTTATTGTAAAACTTTAACCATTCATTGAGTTTTTTAGCAATACCAAAATAGTTATCTACTACACGATTATGATGCTTGCCCAACAAAGGAAGTACTACATCCAGAACAAATTGGCTACAAGCCTCTCTTCTAAATTGCGTACTTTCTGCGTAGAATTCCCTGCCGTTTTCGTCAACTAGTCCAATAGAGATTAGGTCGCACTCGCTCTCGGGGAAATCTGTGAATTCTGTATCCAAAAATATCAACATAAGCTAGTATAGCATTTTGGTATTTATTTGTCAACCAGACTGGTTGTGGCAAAATCAAGTATTGTTCTAGGTTATTTACTGCATTATATATTAAAACAATTTATGGGTCAACCTGCGATAAATACTACAACTAACAGGATTCACTTATGGCACGTTTAAGTCTCTGGAAAGACGGCAAACACTCAAATGATTACAAGTTTTTTGATCGTAGGATCAGTGAAATGTTTACCATCGGCGGTACGGGCATACTGTTAAACAAATACATAGGTCCTATCAAGCAAACTGGTAGCACAGATGCCACTATACCCGATTACCTAAATCAAAGCGAAAAGAACATCGAAGACTTGCTGTGGCTGGAAAACCGTGACCGCAAGTACGACACTGAAGTGTACAAAATGCGTGGCATATATCAACGTGCCGATCAAGATTTTGATCTTAGCCAATTTGGCTTATTCTTACAAACCGGAACTATCTTTATGGTATTCCACTTGCGTGACATGGTTGACCAAATTGGTCGCAAACTAATTGCCGGCGACGTAATCGAACTAGAGCACTTAAAAGACTACGATGGATTAAATGAAGATGTGCCTGCCGCATTAAAACGTTTCTATAGTGTCAGTGATGCTAGTTTTGCAAGTGAAGGTTTTAGTCCAACATGGTGGCCACACTTGTGGCGAGTCAAACTCAATCCGCTAGTGGACAGTCAAGAATACAAAGATATTTTGGACAACCTCAAGGCAGGACCTGCAACCGATAAACCGGTAGGACAAATTTTAAGCACATACAATACATACCTAGACATCAACCGGGCTATTATTGCTCAAGCCGAGCTCAATGTTCCTAAATCTGGATTTGATACTTCGTCTTTGTTTACCTTACCGACCAACGAAGCCGGTAATCAAGTTGCTACCCCAATACAGGCCGATAATAATATTCTCACAGCCGACAACAGCAATATCACAGCAGACGAAGGTGTTGCAAGTCCAAAGAGCAAGGTCAAAGGATATTTAACCGGCGACGGTGTGGCACCAAACAGTATTGTAACCGGTGCCGGTGTTGCTTTCCCAGAAAGCCCAAGTCAAGGAGATTATTTCTTGCGATTAGACTACTTGCCAAATCGTCTATTCCGTTTTGGTGGATACAACTGGAGCAAGGTCGAAGATGCTGTACGCACCAACTTGACTCCTGGAGCAGATAATAAAACGCAGAAGTCGGGCTTCGTAAATAACACTAACACCTACAAAGACGCCGCAGGTAATACCCACAACGAGCGTCAAAGTTTAAGTAAAGTACTCACACCCAAGGCAGATAATTAATGTCAGTAGTTCAATTCAATTACGATGGCCAAATACGTAAATTTATAATACAATTTATACGTATGGTTTCTAATTTCCAGGTTCAATTTGGAAAAGACAGTGACGGTAATCGCACACTACAAACTGTGCCTGTGTATTACGGTGACCCCGGTCGTCAAGCCAGTATTATCTTAAAGAACAATAGTGAAAACACTTTGAGTTCTGTTCCGGCAATGGCCGCATACATATCCGGATTTCAATACGATCGAGATCGACTACAAAACCCCTACCACGAAAGTACAATGCGTTTCCGTGAACAAATATACGATCAAGATTCACAGGCCTATACCGGACAACAGGATGGAATTTATACTGTAGAACGCCTGATGCCTGCGCCATATAAGTTAACAATTAAACTAGATATATGGACAAGTAACACAGACCAAAAGCATCAAATATTAGAACAGCTGACTCCGTTGTTTAATCCAAGCATGGAAATTCAAAGCAACGATAACTACATTGATTGGACCAGTTTAAGTGCTGTATTGTTAACTGATGTAACCTATAGTAGTCGTGCTGTTCCGCAAAGTGGCGAAGAAAGTATTGACATAGCTACAATGACTTTTGAGTTGCCAATTTGGATTACATTGCCAGCTAAGGTTAAAAAGATGGGCGTAGTTGCACAAATTATTGCCAACATGCACAACGTCGATGGCGACTTGAATCCAGAGATTATCTACAGCCAACCAAGCAGTCAACAAAGATTTACACCAATGAATTATGGTCTAGTCTGGGTTGGCAATACATTGACCTTGTACAAGAATGCCGCACAATACGGAGTGCCAACTGCATGGACACAGGTAGTTGCGTTATTTGGAACATTAACAAATGGTATTAGTCAGATGCGCTTGACATTTGAATACCCAGATGGCACACATGAAATTGCAGGTACTGTTGCTTATAACCCAACTGATGACACCCAGCTATTGTTTACAGCTTTTCCCGAAACATTGCCGGCAAATACACTAAGAGCGGTTGACGCTATTATTGATCCAATGAATGTTACCATAGATAGTAGCATACTAACTCCTACCAATGGAGCTCGATATTTGATTTTAAATCCAATCGGTGATGCCAACAGTGATAGTTCTATTGCATGGGCAGGGGCGGCTGGCACCAACTTGATTGCTCGAGCCAACGATATAATTGAATGGAATGGGTCGTATTGGCATGTGTCTTTTGAAAGCGGCAATAATCCTTTGGTACAGTACGTTACCAATACCAAAACTCTTGTGCAATATCGCTGGACCAGCGGCACCTGGGTTAAAAGTTACGAAGGTGAATACTCTGCAGGTTCCTGGAGCCTGGTACTGTAATGGCCGACACTCATACAGAAGGCTGCGGCGCATTGGTTTACGCCAAGTCAACTAATCGATATCTTTTTTTACTACGAGATAAATCTAAACACTCAGGTAGCTGGGGAATAGTAGGTGGAAAAATTGAGTCAGGTGAAACTGTAACTCAGGGCTTGGTGCGTGAAATACGTGAAGAAATTGGTGTTGACTTTTCTAAGAAAAAATTTATTCCCTTAGAAACATTTACCGCAGACAATCGCAAATTTGCTTACTACACATTCTTGGTAAGTGTAGATGAAGAATTTGTTCCTACATTAAATAACGAACACCGTGGATATTGTTGGGTAAATCTAGATGACTACCCAAGACCCTTGCACCCAGGTCTGTGGCGTAGTTTTAATTTTGATATTGTGCGTAAGAAAATAAAGACCCTAGAGTCTATATTGAATTAACCAATGTCGGCTTCTAGTACAAAGTCTCTATGATTGATTTGACGGAAGTTTGGCTTGCTGTCAAACATATCATGTACATACCATTTTTCTGTTGGCATAATGCTTACAAATTCCACGTCAGGATATGTGTCCATTACTGTGCTCAATGACAAATTCCAAAACGTTTCATTTTGATCGTCTGTAGACGCTGGGTATCCGTTGGTGTTTTTATACACATTGTTGATATTACCAGCAACATCGTACCCGTCGAATCCCATCAAGAATACTTTTTTGTGTCCATCAAAGCAGGCCAAGTAAACTGCTAGAGAACCGGCATCAAATGCTATGTTTTGTGGCACAAGGTAAAACTTGCCTGGATAATCAATCACGTGCTGACCGTTTGCGTAAACAATACCATTGTCAGAGTAGCCGGACTCAGCAATTTCTTTAACAATTTCGTTGCCTACTGCAATCAAAAAATCAGGAGTAAAGTCTCTGTACAATGCATTGCAACCGTATGTTTGCAATCTGTTTGCACCAAATAGACCACCTTTGTGATTGGCAATATGTGTTAGATCAAATTCTAAACGTGTTTCACCGTTGCCAATTACTAGGGCATGTGTGGTTGTGTAGGTGTTGAAAACTTGATTGGGAACCATTTCTGTTGTTGGATTCCATTCTCCATTTTCGTATGTCAATTGTGTAATAACATTTTCACCTGGATAAGAACTACGATAAAGTTGTTTTAATTTTTGCATTTTGTTTACCTATATTAGCATATATTCTTTGCTTACTCTTATGGTCGTGGCCGCTTGATACGGAATCATACATACACTACAACTATTTAGCGTAATGTTTGCTGTTAGCACTCCTAAGTTGCCATTTGTCTTCACAGCAGAGTATACAGTTATCTGCGGTGTAGTTCCATCATGCAACACTAGAGCTTCCATCGTTTGATAATTTCCGTCGGTTGACGAAGCTTGTACAATGTACTTGGCACTGCGATATTGAGTCGTAGGGAATGTGTCAATAATTGTTGTTACATTGGCAACTACGGCAGTTACGTTGGATGTAGTGGCTATTCGTGCGGTATTTGTGTACAAGTTACCTGCGATTGCTACGTCACCAGTTACACCAATTCCGTTATTGACGTTTATATTGCCGGCAGTAACATTACCACTAACGCCGGCGCCGCCCACAACTACCAATGCACCAGTTGAAACGCTTGTGCTTGCCGTTGCGGAATTGGCGACCAAGTTGCCGCTGTGTACTGTTACACCAGAAATTACAGGAAATGTTTTATTGTAGACTGTCTGGGACTGTAGTGTTCCAACCATTGGCCAACCACCAATTGTGGTACCATCTTGCACATTAATAATGTTTTGCTGTGTATCAATGGTCATTTCACCGGCTGCCCCAGTGAATGTGGCATTCTGTGCTGTGGTTCCTCTTCTAAACTGTACTACTGTTGGCATTTCCCGTCTCCTGTATTAGTATTTATTGATTAAATTGGGTTAGCAGACGCATAATTACTTCCGCCTGTTGTAGTTTCTAAATTCACAGTCAAAGTAGCACCGTTTGGTGTATTGCTTAGGTCGTAAACTGTATATTGTGTAATAGCCTGTCCAAATGCATCAGTTGCCAATGCTCCGCTGAATGTACCATAATCTCCAGTTGGATATGCGCCTGCGGATGAAGATCCATCTGCGTATGCTTTGGTTGCCGCATCACCGGAAATTACAGGAGTTGGTAAGCCACCGAGCCCGTAACCGCCCATGTTGATTGGTGCAGCCATTGCCAAACCGGATGAAGTAAATGTAGCAATAGTAACACCGCCAACGTTGACATATACTGTGTCAGATGCAACAGATAATGTTGTGTTTCCGCTAGTAAGTGTTGTTATTGCCGCATTGCCAGTAACATTTAAATTGTTTACAGTTAAATTGCCACCGTAGTTGGCCAGCTGATTAGAAACTTGTGATGTTATTGCGTTTGTACCGTTGGCCCAAAATAAACCACTGGTGGTAATTACGTTGCCGGCTGTTAGTTTACTACCAACGTTTAAATTTCCTGCAATGCCTGCGCCACCAGCAATGACCACAGCGCCTGTAGTGGTGCTTGTGCTTGTTGTTGTGGTCTGGAATGTTGTTGTACCAACTGTGTCTAGCTTGACAAAGTAATTATTATTTGTTCCTAGATACACTGGATGGTTACTCAGTGTACCTATGCCAAGTTGTCCGCCAAACGATTCTATTCTGCTATAGGTACCTGTACTACCATCTGTCAAATAGTATCCGCCGCCAGAACTCAATGATGTTAGTATACCATTGCTGGTACTGGTTGTATATGGGTTTGCCATATCGCTGACCGTGAGCAGTTTACTAGAAAAAGGTATAGTACCTGCGCCAATGCTAGCAATATTAGCTGTAAATACGTTTCCTGAGTATGATGTACCATTGGCCAAAAACGAGCCTATGGTGTTTTGAGACGTTAGGTAGTAGAGAGCGCCATCAGTATAATTGATGGATAATTCGCCGTATTGTAAGTTGGCAGCTAACGGTGCTTTACCAGCAACCGAACTGCGCTTTAATAAAATTGGTTGCGCCATTCTCTACCTAATAAGGTTAAAACGATTTAGTAAAAACTAAATCCTACAGGAATAAAAATTCCTTAGTAAGTACCACCATCAATGGTAGCACTTGTACTCAATGCATCTGTAATTCCGTATCCGCTTAATGTGGTTGGTGTACCGGTCAAGCTACTAAACGCTGGAGTAATCAATGCTGTTGTAACACCAGTTATTAAACCTTTGCCGTTTACTGTTATACCTTGATTGTAAGTAGCATTACCAAATGTACCTACGTTTGTGTTCACCGTAGCCAGGGTCAATGACAATGCATTGTAGGCACCGCTGACTGTTACATCACCGCCACTGTTGGCATGTGATGTTGCTGTTGTTAAAACTCTGTTACCGGTATCGTACAATGAACCGGCGTAAACTGCGCCAGCAATACCGGCACCGCCTGCAACTTGCAACGCACCTGTTGTTGTGCTAGAGCTAGCTGTTGAGTTTGCTAAAACTAATGCACCAGATTTAATTGTACCATATGTACCAGTAATTACGTTACCGGATTCGCCGGATACATAACCAAAATATTCCAATGAACCGGCGGCGTTTGTACGACCAAAGAACGAACTGGCGTCTGCTAGACCAGTCCAATAGTGAGTTTTAATACCAGAGTCAAATGCTGTGCCAGTTAATGCGGCACCGTTGACACCGGTGTTTAATTCAATAATTGGATCTTGTAGTACTGTAACAGTACTGTTTACATATTCGTATGTACCGCTAACTGTCAAGTTACCAGCAACAACAAAGTTACCAGCGGCAGTTGTAGTTACTGCGGCAGTACCTAAACTTGTTACACCCGCCAATGTTGTGATACTTGGTTGGCTTGCCGCTGTCACTGTTGCGGCGCTACCGCTTACGCTACCGGTGATAGTACTAGAAACCGTTAGTCCAGTTAATGTACCAACGCTAGTGATGTTTGGTTGTGCGGCTGTTGTTACTGTGCCGGCTGTTGTTGCTGTTGCGGCACTACCTGTTACGCTACCAGAAATTGGGTTTGTAACTGTTAAGTTTACCAGTGTACCAACGCTTGTTACGTTTGGTTGAGCGGCAGTTTGTAATGTACCGCCTAAATTAGTAAATGATGCAGTAGTACCTGAAACTGTTGTTCCGCTTACATTACCTGTTGTTACGTTACCAGTTACTGCTAAACTAACAAGTGTGCCAACACTGGTTAAGCTAGATGCTGTAACACCTGCGGCTAAAGTTGATCCGGTTAATGTACCGGCTGCGGCTGTTATTGTAGCGGATCCACCTAAACTAATTGCAGTACCGTTAACTGTGATAGAGCTATTAGCAAGAGCCGAGTTTGGGATTGCAGTAAAGCCTGCACCAATGCTACCAGCAGTCAACGTACCAACCTGAGTAATACCAGTGTATGCACCGCTTATTTGTGCAGAAGGAACCGTGCCGCTAGATAAATTGCTTGCGTTTAAACTGGTTAAGTAAGTACCAGTACCAACAACGTTGGCACCAATGTTACCAACCGTGGCTGCATTTAATCCAGCAAATGTTGGTGTTGCTGTTGTAGCGACACTTTGTCCAATGCTAAATGTAACTGCACCTGTAG